GGATGAACAAAGCGTTCAGTTTCACCGAGCGTCAGTTCATGCCCTATATGTCTGACTCGCGAGTCAAAGGACTCGACGAAGTTGTCGACGGACTTGATAAGTCCACCTCACCTGGTTTTCCATGGGTGAAGACATATAAAACAAAACGAGACATGATTGATAATTGGAAAGATTTTAATCAATACATGATTGAGGATTGGGAACGGTTGAAGGATCCTCTTTGGACCGCCGTTTTCGGAAATTCCTTGAAGGAGGAAATCCGACCTGCAGAGAAAATTGCGCAGAATTCAATTCGCACATTTACTGCTGGCCCTATCGATCAACAATCCATGGAAATAGATTGTTTGAGGATATGAACCAGAAATTCTATGCCTCACATTTGCGAAGTGCTAGTGTTGTTGGCTTTTCCCCACTGAAAGGTGGGTGGAATGAGCTTTTCAACAAGCTTCGGAAGTTCCCTATGGGTTTCGCATTGGATGAGAGTCAGTATGACTCTTCCTTGCGTTCCTATCTTATGTGGAACTGCGCCGAATTTCGCTGGAAAATGCTTCGTGAAGAAGATCAAACGGGGGACAACCATATGCGGCTCCTCACGTATTATCGCAATTTGATCAATACAGTGATATTAACATCTGAAGGTGTGCTTGTTATGAAGCTTGGAGGTAATCCCTCGGGCTCAGTTAATACAATTTCTGACAATACACTCATCTTGTACACGCTCCTTGCGTTTGCGTGGCTTATGATAGCCCCAGAGGGTATGGATTCGTATGAAGCTTTTGAAGCTCATACCTCCAAAGCCCTTGTAGGGGATGATAACACTTTTACAGTGTCACCAGAAGCGATAAACTTCTTTAATGCTCATAACATAATCCCAGTCTGGAAGGATATCGGTATTACAACAACAACCGATTGTATGGAACCCAGACCTGTAGAGGAGTTGGACTTCTTGTCCGCTCATACTGTCGTGATTGATGGTTGCGCTGTACCTTTAATGGACCGTAATAAGATCTTGACGTCCCTCCTCTACTCTCG